CTTCGACCATTTCGGCACAGAACATATTGTCAGCCGTCCGTGACCTTGAGAACAAACGTAACGGATTCAAGCCCGACTTCATCTGTGTTGACTATCTCGGGTTGATGACACCGAACGCCAAGGCATTCTCAGACAACTCATATGGAAAGCTTAAGACTGTTTCGGAAGAACTTCGTGCCATTGCCTGTAAGCTTGGCATTCCTATCTTCTCAGCAGTCCAGGTAAACCGTGGTGGTTTCAATCAAGACAAGCTTGGTCTTGAAAGCACTTCGGACTCCATGGGTATTCCTCACACTGCTGACCTCATGATCATGGTTAGTCGCAATGAGGAACTCGACAAGTCAAGTAGCATGTGGTGGGAAATCGCGAAGAGTCGCTGGTCTAAAAACGGCGGAGGACTTAGAATTCACGTAGACTTCGAACACATGCGCATTTCGGATGGGGGCGACCAGCTTGATAGCGGGGACACTCCTGAAAGTAAACAGTTAGCTAGTGATTTGAGTGCGGGTGCCAAAGCACCATCGCCTTTTAAAAAGAAACCTACAGTCTGAGAAAGTAAAGGAACCGCATGAAAAATTCTAAGCCAAAGCCGATGACTTTTGAACAGATTTCTAAGAAATATGAAATGCCTATTTCGGAAGTCAATTTCACTATAAATAAAGCATACAACAAGATGGTTCATTCCCTTGTTGTACAGAAGTTTGACATTTGGGACGTAGTGGTAGAGTTGAAGAATTTCTTCAACATGACAGAAAAAGAAGCTGTTGAAAAATTGACACCGGAACACAAGGAACTATTAAAGAGATCGGCTCAGTTACGAACACAGAATTAAGATTAATCTTGGGGGATTGAAGATTCAGTTCCCCACTGTACAATGAATGTGTAGTTGTACGAAGAACACGAAAACCCCGAGCAATCGGACATAACAACTTAAACAACAACCGAAAGGAAACCGTTATGGCAGTATCACTTAAGAACATGGCAGTCCAAGCAGACGCCCTCCGCGCAAAGCTCAAGGCTGAACAGGATGCCAAGGAGCAAAAAGCTGCTCCAAAAGCTGACTTCAATGATTCAAAGTTCAAAGGCGAACTCATTGGAGCCAAGACCACGTATATCCTCAGAATCCTTCCAAACACACACTTGAATGATGGAAATTCTGAACCGTGGGCACAGACCGCAGTCCACATCTTCACAAACCCAATGGGCGTCAAAAAGTTCGCACTTTGCCCAAAGACCTTGGACAAGGCAGCCCCTTGCCCGCTGTGTGAGAAGAGCCGTGCTCTTTTCGCCAAGGTGAACGCCAAGGAAGCTTCCAAGGCAGAAGAAGATGCTGCACGTCGTTTCTACCACAAGCCTCGTTACTTTGTGAACGTACTTGTTGTTGATGATCCTCGTCCAGCCGATAAGGGTTGCCAGAAGGGCAAGGTATTGGTTTGGGAACTTGGACCGCAGATCAAGGAGCGTCTCAGCGAAGCTCTCATCGATCAGAAGAAGACGTTCCACGACGTACAGGCTGGATTCAACTTCCACCTTGTCGTCAAGAAGAAGGGCGAATTCCTCAACTACGAGGCAAGCTACTTCTCGCCTGAACCAACACCGGTTGCGACAGACGATGCGGAACTTGAGCGTATCAGCAATAGCATTGTTGACCTCCAGAAGTTCGCAATTGGTCGCGGTCCTCGTCCATACGAAGACTTGAAGGCGATGATGGAAGGTCGTGAAATCGAAAAGAAGGAACGTGAGTATGATTCCGCCACCGGCGAAACCACTTCGCGTCCAGTAGGTGCCCCAGCCCTCAACGAAGAGATTAACTTCGATGACAAGGCTCCGGTTCCAGCCGCTAAGGCTGCCGTAGCATCCGCTGCTGCACCAGCCGCTCCAAAAGCTGCTTCAAAGCCAGCCTTGTCCGATGACGAGTTGCTGTCGCAGTTGGACGGTCTTGAAAGCGTCTAAGGAAAACTTAGTCGTGTTTTAAAGGAACAGGGAGAGTAGAAATACTCTCCCTGTTTTGTTATAATGGTATGTAAGGAGTGTATATGAAAAACGGGTTAATACTGACAGGCTGTGCTGGTTTCATTGGAATCAACTTCCTCTTCAAAATCACACCAGCCATGCGTGAGAAATATGACCGCGTTGTTAGCATCGACAAGCTCGGCTATGCAACGGTCTATAACCGCGACGTTTATAAGGAACTGTGCGATGGCTTGAAGATCGAACGTGTTGATTGCAACATTCTGGATCTTTCCAGCCACATACGTTTCTCTCCAAATTGGGATTGGGACGTTGTTGACTTTGCCTCCGAAAGTCACGTTGACAACAGCATCAAGAATCCTGGAGCGATCTATGAAGAGAATGCTCTTCTTCCTTCGCGTCTCTTGGCAGCTTTTGAGGATCTTGCTTCGATCCGTTCGTTCTACCATATATCAACCGATGAAGTTTATGGCGATCTTCCTCTTGGTGCCCACGAAAGCGAGTGGTTCAAGACAACCAGCCAATTCAAGCCAAGCAACCCATACGCTGCGTCAAAGGTTGCACAGGACGCATACTTGCTTTCAATGAAGCGTACATTCAGTCTCCCACTTCGCATCATCCGTATGGCTAACCAGTTTGGAAACTTCCAGCATCCTGAAAAGATGCTTCCAGCTTCTTGCTTGCGTGCCTTCCGTGGCGACTCTATCAAGATTTACGGCATGGGATTGAACCAGCGTCAATGGACACCCGTTGAAGTCACTGCTAAGATCATTGCTGATAAGCTTGATACTCTTGAAGACTTCGATGTTCTCCATATCGCCAACAAGAAGGGACTTGCTTCGAACAATCACGTCATTGACATTCTCACAGAAACAATTAGCTTCTGCACCGATGTCAAGACGCAGATTGAATACGTCCCTGACCGCAGAGGACATGATCTGTGCTATGCTTTGAAGACACTTCCAAGCATTGATAAGTATTTCGAAGATATCAAGCTGGATGCTGCTATCGGCAACACTGCCGAGTTCTACTATATGAAGAGGGAAGATTACAGATGAATACCGTAGTTCATAAAGAGCTTCATAACCTTTGGGGAGGCAAGGTTATCGTAGACGAGATTCGTCAGTTTGCTGATGATCGCGGCATGCTTTGTGAAATATGGCGTGTAGATGATGATAAAGAAAAGTCCGTGCCTCCTCTTATGAGCTATTGGTCGGTGACCAATCCATTTGTCATGCGCGGTCCCCATGAGCACACAGCACAGTGTGATTGGTTCGTGACATGGTTCTCACGAATGGTCTATCAGCTTTATAATCCGCACACCGGTGAAATGTTCCACTTCATCACCGAACCAAACAAAGTGTATCGCGTTAAAGTAGATGTTGGAATTATCCACAGCTATAGAAACCTTGAGCTTCGCCCAGCCACCACAGGTAACTTCCCCTCGGCACTCTTCATGGGACAGGACAAGAAGTCTCCAATTGACGAAATTCGTCACGAAGAGAAGCTGAAAAAGGATCTGACAACATATGTTGTGTTGGGTGCTGGTGGCAGACTCGGAAAAGCAATCGTAGACTATCTCTATAAAAACATTGGATGCCACTCATACCACGTTATTCCAGTTTTTGAAAAGATGAAGGATGTTGATGATGTTGAAACGTTCTTTGATGTTCTTCTTGCTGCAAAACCAGAGCTAGATATAAAAAACGTTAAGATCATAAACTGCGCAGCTTTGACAGATGTTCAAAAGCTGCAAGAATATAGCAGCGATGTTAAGTGGGTAAACGTCGATATGCCATATAACATTGCTTCAAGATGCGCTCTTGCTGGCTGCCAATTTATTCAAATCAGTAGCGATTACGTTTATAGAGAAGGCGATCAGTCGGTATATACCCGCTCCAAGAAGGACATGGAACATAGCTTACGGATATTCTCGCCATCGGCACGCATTGTTCGCGTAGCAAATCTATTCTCCATGGACCCGCTAGACACACATAATATACTTTCCAAATTAAAAGAGGCTGTTAAGGCAGGAAAAGCGATCACATATGATCCTGACCAAAAAGTATATCCTACCGATGTTGCTCGGGCTGCTTGGGCTATCATCAACTTTATAGACCTTAATGAAGCAAAGGAATGCAGCGTTCATGGCAACGAGATGACGGTTGCTGAAATATGTACCAAACTTGGTTGCACTAACCTTGTTACCAAGAAATCTGGCATAGAATATAATCATTCAGCATTTTTAAAGGGAGCGTGGAGTCTCGATTGTTCAGATTCCATTAATAAGAAACTTGAATAAATACTGGTAAGGATACTATATGATTAAAAAACTATTTTTGGCACTATGTTTGTCGATGATGTTGTTTAGTTGCGGCGGCAACCCCCAAACGCCGGCTAATCGTGGACCAGATTCATCTATTGCTACAAATGTCGAAGCACCTACCCATGTAGACTCGCCAGAAGAGAAAAAGATTGCTGATCTTAAAAAGAAACTTGATGCTTCTGATAAGAAGGCTGCCGAAGCAACTCTTAAGAGCGATACGATTGCTCGTTTGACTGCTGAAAAGGATTCTCTTGGCATTCGCACCCAACTTGCTGAAGCATACGCTGAAGAATGGAAGCGTAATGCCATTGCATATGCAACACAAGAGAAGGACAAAGATAAGGAACTTTCAGCAGCTAAGATAGATGCTTGGAGAGAGAAGCTGTGGTGGATGGCTGGAATTTGTGGTTTGGTTGCCCTTATCGCTGGCGCAATAGCCTGGGGCATGCCGCTTATTCGTCCCGTTGCCGTGCGTGCAAGCCTCATTCTTGGTGCATTGGCAGGATTGTGTTTGTTTGTTGCTCAAATTCTTCCAACTATCGCATGGTTGCTTGGATTCGTACCATATGTCTTAGTATTTGTCGGAGTGGTTGTTGTAGGTTATGCCGTTGTTGCGCTTCGTCACTGGTGGAAGGATCACAATGGTTTGTCACAGACTATCCAGGGTATTGAACCAATCAAGGAAGAGTTCGAAGACTTTGGCGATCACATGCTTAAGTACGTTGATGGATCTCTCGTTGATCACGTCAAGAATTACCGCAAGAAGCTTTTCACTTCTGTTACAAAAGTAGTAACTCCGGTAGTTGACGAAGTGAAGTCAGATGTTAAAAAAGCTGGAGAAGCCGCAACACAGGTTCTTCCGGTTATAAAAGACCCTGCTAAGTAACAACTGTATTGCAATCTGAACGCTGCGGGCTATAATGATGAAAAGGAATCATTATGTCCGCAGCGTCTTCGTCTAGTCCCACCCTCACCGCAAATTTTCCAGCCGATAAGGCGAAGGCACTAATCACTGCATTAAGCTGCTTGTCCAAGGTACAAATCAATAAGATCGTCCTTGAATTCTCTAAAACAGATACAGAGAAGACGCTCTTCATAAACGCAGTCAATAGCGTAAATACTGTGTTTGCCAGAGTTAAGTTTGACGCATCTTTTTTGGACGGCGTTGACCTGCAAGAAAACTTCAAGTACGGCATTAATGATCTTGGAGACTTCGTTGGACTTTTGGAAATATTCAAGGCAGGGTTTGTTTTGAAAATGTCAAACGAGATAGCGTCTATAAGTTCCGACGAAAACTATCTGGACTATTATGGTGGCGAAGAATCAAAAATACGTTGTGGACCGGATGGCGAATTGGAATCCGATGTTCTTGCAACTATCAAGTGCGATGATTCGTTCAAATCGCTTATGGAAGCACTCGGACGATTGACATTCGAACACATTATTTTCAAAGGGTCCGCTGAACAGAAGTCTGTTGCGGTTTCCGTTGCTGACAAGGATGTGCGCGGAAACAACTTCACCAAGAAGCTTTCTGTGCCTACACTTGAAAAGAACTTCCGTGTTGTAATCATGAAAGAGTTCTTGAAGAACGTAATAACCACGTCATGTGATGTTATCGTTCATCAAGATATTATTGAAACAACCAGAGTAGACGATCTATTCAAGATCGACTATTACATTTCGACACTTACCTAATGAGGAAACTTTATGCCCGTTCGTGAAATTCCGTGGGTTGAAAAATATAAGCCGAAGAAACTGGAAGACGTGCTTGGCGACAAAGCCATGCTCGCCAAGTTCAGAGAATTCGTAGAAAAGAAAACATTGCAACATCTGTTGTTCTGTGGTCGCCCAGGCACAGGTAAGAGTACATGTGCCAAATTGCTTGCACAGGAGATTACCGATCCTGGCAACGTTTTGTATATCAATGCTTCTCAAGAGGCTGGTGTTGACACGATCCGTAACAAGGTTGTGTCATTCTGTTCCATGAAGGCTTTTGGTGGACTTCGTGTCGTCATCTTCGACGAATTCGATGGTATGACACGACAGTCGATGGAAACCATGCGCAACACCATGGAAGAGTATATCGACAACAGCCGATTCATTCTGACGTGTAATTACGAAAGAAAGATCATCGATCCTATCAAATCGCGCTGCCAGATGTTTGATTTTACCTGTGCCGACGAAGGTGCCCAGCGTGTATCAGTCATCAAGCGGTGTGCAGAGATTCTGAAAGCCGAAGCGGTTACTTCTCCAAATCTCAAAGCAGATTTGATGAAGCTCACCAAGAAGTATTTTCCAGATATTCGTCGTACCATCAATGCGCTTCAAAAGCACACTGTTGGTGGCGTGTTTGAATACAAGGAAGAACTTGAAGGCACTGCAACGGAGGCTCGTCTTCTGGATCTTATACGCGAAATGGATATCAGAACCATTCGTAAGGAGATTCTTGGGAACGTAGACTATAATGACCTCTATCGTATTCTATTTAATCGGGCAGGCGAGTTGCATGAAGAGAAGAAACTATCAATCATGTTGATTGTCGGTGACGCCGCCCGTTGGCACTCCATCGTTCTTGACCCGGAGATTAACTTCGTTACATGCTTAGTAAATGTATGTACCGAAATCGGAAAAGAATAAATGTTTTGGAAGTTTATAAAAGTTCTATTCGATGACCCAAAGGATCCTGAACCGGTTGTAGAAGAACCGGCAGAAACTCCTGTTTTTACAGAAGAACAGCCTACGCCAATTGAAACGCCACCGCCTCCAAAACCAAAGGCAAAGCCGGCACCACAGGCGAAACCTATTAACAAACCAAAAATACCTGCTATAATTGAAGAAGATCAACAATCTAAGGAGCATGACATGGCTGAAATTTATCTCGTCGTAATCGATACAACTGGCAGAGTCGAGGCTAAGAACTTCCCACCAGCAATACAGAACTTTTATTTTATCTTTGCCCAGGACGAGGAACAGGCAAAGGGAATCGTTCTTCACACGTTCCGGTCCAGACCAGCCCTTGTTGCGCAGCTTCAATACTCGGTTAAGGCAACTAAGCTTGCTGCAATCACTCGCGGTATTGGTCCAGGCTCAAACTTCTGGACATATGTTCCTTTCGGCAACCAACGCCAGCCGGGACAGCAAGGCATTATGCCTAGTCCAGACAAACTTTTGAAGCCTAACCAGTATGGCGAAGCTTCCTCGCAGACATATATTCCCCAGGCTCCAGTAGGCGGCGAACAGATTACTCCCGACGATTTGAAGGGAGTTCAGTTCGATGCAGCAGACGCCCGAGTCATCAACAAGCTCCGTCCGCAGAATGCTGCTCCAATTCCAGAAGAAGCCGCCCCGCTTACTCCAGAACAAGAAGCCATTGCGCAGCTTGTTGAACAGAACAAGGCAATGATGGCAAAGATGGAAGCCATGATGTCAGCCTCGGCTGCCCCAGCCCCGGCAAAGCGTGTTCGCACAAAGACTGGTCCAGCACCAGCCGCTCCAACCGATGTCCCAACCGGTCCCGCCGCACCTACCGAATAAGGTATAATAGTTTATGCAAAAACGTGAAGGTTTGAAGAAGACGGCAAAGCCGCGGAGCACTGCTCTATTTGATACCATAAAGGATATCAAATATGGCAAGAAGGGCAATCTGTTCGATGAAGAGAATAGCGAATACGAAGCTGCTTTCTCGAATTTCATGGCTCTTCGCTTCTTATCCATGAAGCAAGAGCTTTGTCCTCTGCTTAACATAGTCAATCAGTTTCAGGATTCGATAGACAAGAAGGATATGTATAAGCTGCTTGTTGAACTTGTTCCGAATTCATATGAACATGACGAGTTCATAAAGGCAATCGTCAATAAGTATGAATACGAGAAAGATGTAGCGCAATACTTTGAATGTTCACTTAAGGAAGCCAGAGAGTATATCGATATCATGGGGCTTGAGTGGGCAAAAGAAATCCACAGTTCATATGGAGGACAAAATGACTGACGCCGTAAATATTGGAATTAAAGTCGAGCTTCTTGCCGACTATTCAGTCATATGCGAAACATTGGAGCGTGTTGGTGTTGTCAACCGCAAAGAGAAGAAGATTTTTCCTTCGTGCTACTGTCATAAAGTAACAAAGGAAGACGGATCTTTTGAATATCGTATTTGTCACTTCAAAGAACTGTTCACATTACAGGGAAAACAAAGCACATTTAATAAGCTTGATCTTCTTCGTCTTAAGACCATCGTATACTTTTTGAAGAAGTGGAATCTCGTTACTGTTGAAGAAACCATCGATCAGATTTTAAAAGAGAAGATTGATGTCGTCAAGTACAGTGACAAGAAGGACTATCAGATTGTTCATAAGTTTCGTTACAATCAGACACCAGAAACTTCTATAAACTCTGGTAAATAAAGCCATTTGACATTCCTTTCTCCTTCGATACAATGGAAGGACAAAGGAGCCACAATGGCAAAGACACCAAGAGATCCAAGTGATATTCCGGATGACGAAATCACAAAGCCGCAAAAGCCAAAGAAGGCTTTTGAAGTAACCATCACCATTTGGGATGATGCTGACATCACAACCAGATTGGTTGAATTCATCAAGAAGGAACGTGGCGCTCCCGAGAAGTGGATGCGCAAGCCTGACCAGTTCAATGCCTCGGTCAAGGACAAGATTTCCAGCGATCCGTTGCTGGTCGTCGAAAAGATCGCAGAAGGATTCAACATCAAGCTTTCGGAGCTTTTGAAGCCACGCGAGAAGAAGGCAGACTAACATGCAAGTTATCACAGCGCCGGAACCACTTCCAGCCCTCCGCATCAACGGGGTGGTTCCGCGCTCTGTGTTTCTTGCCGGATCGATAGAAATGAACAACTGTGTTGATTGGCAGGCACAGTTCTGCGACAGAATGCAGGAATTCAACGGGTTCATCTTCAATCCGCGCCGATTGGCGTGGGACAATTCGTGGAAACAGGAACTAACCAATCCGTTGTTTCATGAACAAGTGTCGTGGGAGTTAACGGCACAAGATAACGCACAATACATCTACATGTACTTCGACCCAGCAACCAAGTCGCCTATCAGCCTCTTGGAATTGGGTCTGTATGCTACTTCCAAGAAGCTTATCGTGGGATGCCCCGATGGGTTCTGGCGCAAAGGCAATGTTGATGTTGTATGCCAACGTTATGGCATTGAAAAATATACAGGTACTTCTGAATATGTGCAAAGTGCCATGACTATCCACATTAGAGAGCTACTACGAGGAAAATGAATGGAAGAAAATAAATACTCACTAGGCTTCTGCTTCTCAGAAGACAAGTCACATGTTGCTCTTATTAATAAACTGAAACCTAAGTGGCAAGCCGGTCGCCTGAATGGCATCGGCGGCAAGAAGGAGAAGGGTGAAGATTATTTCGAATGCATGGTCCGTGAGTTCAAGGAAGAAACAGGAGTTCTTGTTCCGGTGTGGACAAATTTCTGCACTCTGAGTGGAACATGGGGAGAAATGCATATTTTCAATTCGTTCACCGATGAAGTTTTCTCGGTTAAGACTATCGAGACTGAACAGGTTGAAATCTTCAAAGTATCTGAATTGCCTTTTGAACGAACCATTCCAAATCTGCGCTGGTTGATTCCACTCGCCCTCGATAAAGATGGCGTATGTGGCGAACTAAGGGAACCATAACATGTGTAAGATACTCAAAAAATTCAAAATGAAGATTACACGGCAGGATCGCTCACGGATTCGACAAGTCATGGACTATGGACTTGAATCGGAACACCACAATGGCGAAAGCCTGAATGAAATCATGTATACCTTCTGCAAGCTGCTAGAAAGTGGAATGAGTATTAAGGAAGCCGCTGGCACAATATCAGACGAGATTTTATGACCGCCTGGATTCTCACACATAGCGACGGATTCCCTATGGACGAGAATATGTTCGACCTCTATGTCGGCTTCAAGGAGCTTGGCGAAGATGTCAAAATGTACAATGTTTCTGATGTTATATTCAATAACCTGCCAATTACAGAAAACGATATTGTCGTGGGTCACGTTGATCATTGTCGTCGCATGTTTAGACAACATGGCGCCAAAGAGCCAGCCTATCTTGACTATCCGGAAGAACTGCGCCCATTCATGGGGCGTAACTATTGGCAAGAAACGTTGGGCGACTTCCGCAAGCGGATCATTCAAGACGACTATAAGCCACTGTTCATAAAGTCAGTCCAGCAAAAACAGTTTACCGGTTTCATGTGTCATAACTTTGGCGATTCCCTGCATATATCGGACCTCTCAGATGATGTACGTATTTGGGTGTCTGAGCCAATACACTTTGATACCGAGTTCCGTACTTACATACACAAGCACGACATCGTAGGTTGCATACGTTACAAGGGAGAACCTTGGTATGCTCCAAAAGAAAACAAAGTAATAGCCATGTTGGACGCTTTAAAGAACGCTAACATGCCTATCGCGTACTCTATAGATGTCGGCATACAAAAGGATAAACCAGATGATGTATTTCTGGTTGAATGCAATGATGCTTTCGCTCTTGGAAACTACGGAATAAATCCACGCAACTACGCAGAAATGCTGCGTGATCGTTGGTATCAAATTATACGTGAAAAGTAATACATTGACAACCGATGTATTCACAAGTACAATAAAAGGACCAATATGGAAATCTCTCCACTTCAATTTGTAGAAACTTCTCCAGGCGTCTTTTATGCTTCTAAAGACGGTCGCTCGTATTGGATTAAGAAAAAAGAAAATCCCTCGTTCATGCATGATCGCTACGATTTGTCTATTTTCCGAATAACACCAGATCCATCAGACAAACCTATTTTTACAGAAGAGATAGGAACACTTGGATGCGCCAAGCAGCGAATGTATCAAATGGCTTTAGCTAGCGAAGAAGCAACTTCCGCAGGAGTTTCTGTTGCTGTAAATGTTGTGCAGGAAATAACCAAAGAGCAAGCATTCGACTATATCATGTCGCATCTTAGTTCCAGCGCCATTCGTGACGGGTCTGGTCGCGTTGGATTCATGATAAATGGTTACTTTAATATACACAAAGATCCGGTTGCTCAATTCATCTACGAATACAATAACACCCGCAAGAACGAGTTGGAACGCCAAAGAGAATTGGCTGAACTGGCACGTCTCAAGGCAAAATACGAAGGAACCAAATGAACGATTTTAATGTAGTATCAATACTTGCATCTTTTGCAGACCATACTTGACACGGGTACGAACAAAGGTGATCGCACGGGCGTCGGCACTCGGAGCATTTACGGCACGCAACTTAAGTTCGATCTTCGCAACTCATTTCCCATTCTGACAACCAAGAAGGTTTTCTGGAAGGGCGTTGCCGAAGAGTTACTGTGGTTCATTCGTGGTCAGACTGACTCCAAGTTGCTTGAAGCCAAGGGAGTCAAAATTTGGACTGGTAATACATCCCGCGAGTTCCTTGATAAGAAGGGACTTCGTTGGCGCGAAGGCGAAATAGGACCCGGCTATGGATTCCAGTGGCGTCATTGGGGCAAATACTACGATGAAGTACCAAATGGTACACCAGAGGGAGTCATCATCAATCGCGGCGCGGCTGGCGGTATCGACCAGCTTGCGCAAGTCATCGAAACTCTCAAGAAGAATCCAAATGACCGCCGCATGATCGTATCAGCTTGGAATCCAGACCAGTTGAACATGATGGCGTTACCCCCATGCCACTTGCTCTATCAGTTCGACGTAACTGATGGATACCTCAACTGTCAGTGGTATCAGCGCAGCGTCGATACATTCCTTGGTCTTCCATTCAACATTTCCAGCTACGCATTGCTGACATGCTTGATTGCCAAGGTTACTGGATTGAAGCCCGGCACCTTGACATTTGCTGGTGGAGATACGCATATCTATTCGAACCATATGGAACAGGTCAAAGAACAGATTTCCAGAACTCCATATCCGTTCCCACAACTGAACATTAAGAAGGATATAAAAACTCTTGCCGATATCGAAGCTCTTGAGTTGGCTGACTTGGAACTTGTAAATTACCAAAGTCATGCTACAATAAAAGCAGAAATGGCAGTATAAGGAGACATCATGAACATTCCATCGGCAGAGATTCTGGCTCGTTCTCTTATGGCACGCTTTCAGGCTATTGGGGGTGCCCGTCAGTTGAAGACATTGACTATTGCGGAACTTGAAGACCTCGCCAAAGATATCAAAGATGATATCGCTGAA